TCCATTAAACTCAAGGCCAGAAAAGCTGCTATTCTTAGAAAAATACTGATCAACAGTTAATGTGTTTTTTGTTTCTTGGGTAAACGTAACACCCTGAATCTTTAGATAGTTCCCCGAAGTTTCATCTAAAAATAATATAGAATCTGTTGTATTAAAAATTAAAAACTCTGCCCCATATGCTCCTGCTCTAAAACCAGAAACAACATATCCTCTAAGTCTATTAAAGGTTGGAGATAATTTAGCAAAAAGTGCTGGGTACGCTTTATCATACTTAACATTAAACGATGCAACTTCTCTCATAATCGTTCCAAACTCATCAAAGAATATGTTGTATCGTAACGGATCTGAAGAACTAATACCAGACAGATAGCTATTTTGAACTATCCCACTGATAGCATACTTTCTAAATGATTCGCTTGCATTAATTTCTTTATTTGCAAAGGCAGAACTTACTGGCGTATCTAAAGCAAAGCCAGAATTTTGACTATAGTTTTGTGTTAGTGCATAAACATGCTCAAACATAACTCTTGAAGATCCACGAACAAACATTGCCATGTTGTTGTACTCTGGTAAAGGCTCATTATCAACCACTCTGGCTATAATATTCTCGTTAATAAAAAGATAAAAAACTTTTTTAGATCCTAAATTTTCATACTCAACAGATAAGTCATATACAGTAGTTGGTGAGTCTCCAATGAGTCTGCCCTGCCCAGTAAACAAGCCGTTATCTACTGTAACTCCAAGAAGGCCCTGCCACAATATTTCTGGAATAGCTTCACCAGTTACTGAATCTTTTTTAATTTTGTAAAAAATGACGTCATTTAGATTTGCATCTAGGTTTTTACTACGACTGTTTGTACCAAGTGCAATTATCTCAAAATAGTATCCATTATTTGTTGTTGGATTTAGCAATACCCCAAGACCACCAGAACCACCAGAAACATTGATTGATTCGTTTGGCGTTGTGCCATCAATAGTATAATTTATAGTACTTCCAACAGCAGTCTGAACAACGTTAGTGTCATTTTCAATTCTTCCAACAATTCTCATTCTTGTTCCGAAGTGCTTAAACTTATTCTCTAATGGCCTATAAACATACGAAATAAAGTCTAAAGGTTTTTCTGTTGTATTAAAAGATGGGCCATTCATTACTAATGCAGAAGACTGAACTGTTCCTCTTATCGGAGTAGTCTTTTTGTTATTTTCTGATTCTGCAGTTTTAAATGAAGAGGCATAGTTTTTTATTATTCCATTTCTTGTTGTTTTAACTGCTAAAGCAGGGTTAACCCCTGCTGCACCTATTACTGTAGTTGGTAATTTTTCTAACTCTAAGTCTGCATTAACCAAAGCCGTTTGAGGAGGTAGACTTATTTTAAATTTGGTTGCGTCAACAATTTCTGTAACTTTATTAACTACGGATAAATCTAAAAGCCCAGTAGACAAACCTGAAGTAAGTTTTACCCTTTGCCCAACCTTAACTAGTGTTGTGCTACTTGTAGTAATAACATTTCCAGCTGAGGTAACTCCAGTAAGCGTAACAACATCTTGATTTCCAAATAAATATTCAGAACGCATTGTGCAGCCCCTAACATTTTTATTATCTGACCAGTATGGATTTAGCCCAGCGGTATGTGCAGTAGCAAAAGTTCCAAACTGTCTTCTTCCATGTTTGGCCACTGGACCATTTTTTAGTTTTGTTACGCCATTGATCTCTTCATAGTTTGGCTCAGAATAAATTCTTAATCTTCCAGTTTTATACATCTTTCCATTAAATGGTAGTTGTGAGAAATATCTTTGATACTCTTCAGTGTTTTGAACCCAAACATTTCCAAGACTATTTAGTGATACAGTAATAGTATAAATGTCTTGTCCATTTGCTGTCACTGTTTCAAGTAGTCGCTCTGCTCCAGGTATGTTATATTCAACAGCATCGTATTTAATGATTTCTCCGTTAGCGTATAGGTATCCATTATTTCTTGACAACAAACTAATACCCTCGCCTAGATCAATTATATTATTAACAACCTGATTGTTTACAACATAAGGAATAGAGTTAGCAAGGTCAGAGTTTAGTGGGATTGCTGATAACGAATAAGATGATTGAGTTCCTGCTGTCTCATTTTGAGCTTGAGTATTTTCGCTTGCTCCAACTTCCCACAAAAGTGCTGGCTTATATCTCCAAGTTTTTGCATTATCTTCACCCTGACTAGTTTGATCTATAGAAGATAAAGTTCTTTGAATATATCTAGAAGTATAGTTAATTAAACCATCATTGTAAACATTGCTGTCTTGTGAAGATATTTCAATAATGTTGGCAATCTTATCTTTATTAGTTTTATTTTTTATTGCACCATCCTTAACCTGATCTGAAGAACCATAAAGGGTCATATCAGTTGTTCTTTGTGTTGCGGTTGGCATCATATACTCTTTACTCATCAAGATAAAGTTATTGTATTCATCAAAAAACATTGCGGTCTGTGTAGAAATAGCCAGTTGCTGTAAGACTTCTGCAACACTAATGTCTGGTTGTACAAAGAAGTAAGGAATTATATGCTCTGATTCTCCAGAAATTCTTTTAAAGGTGTAATTTGACACACCTGTTGCATCCATTAAAATAGAAACTGCCGAAGAAAAAGATATGTCTTTAAGTAAAAGTTCTGGGGCTTTAATTGATTCTAAATAAAAATATAAATCTCTAAGCTCTAGGCTAACTGTTTTACTAGAGTTGTTGTTAGCCAAAAAGCCATCAGAGTATAAAGTTTTTAGTGGTACAAAATAGTCCCACCCATTAACCTCTTCAATAACTTCATAGAATTTAATCTGAATATACCTTGAGTTATATTTACTAATAATGCTTGTAGAATTGTTTTCATTAAAAGCATCATCATAATCAAAGAATTCAACTGAGCCATTAGACGCCAAGAGTTGTCCAACTGGCAAACCACTAGACCCTAAATCTGAAGCAATCTTGTTTACCGAGTAGTTTAAAGTTTTTTCTGTAAGGTCAACAGCCAGTCTAGGAGATAATTCAATTAGATCAAAGGTTGATTGATTTGTATTCATTGATTCAACTACAACTCTTAAACCTTTGATATACTCAAACTCTCTGTACCTTGTTAGGCTGTCTGTTGGATTTAAAAATGATAGTGGACTTGTTACGTCAGTTACAAAATTTGTTAGTCTTGTAACAGTCTCTTCGTGAATTTGCCAAGCATATTCTGGAGTAAATGTATCGTATCTTAAGTTAGGTTGATTCCAAATATGGAATGTTCCAATGTCTGTTTCATTTGCTGTAATTAAATAAGCATAACCATTAACAGACTTTGCAGGTAAAAGATTAGCAGAAGAATATTTTTCAGCAAATACAAAGATATCTTTATATTGATTTGGAACCTTAAGTCCATACTCAATTTCTAAATACCCATCTGATTTAATGATTGGAGATCCATCTGATCTTAAATCTTGTGGCTTAAAAGATATAGCATCTACCCAGCTATTGTTTTTTAAATACTGAATTTTCCATTTTTTTGGAGTAGTTTTATTTACATCTCCGTAGTAAGGATCAACAAAGGAACTACCTCTATTTGTAAATGGGCCAAGATTTATGTCTCCAACATTTGTTTGCATTTTTACAACAATTCTGTTTGTCGGAACAGCATCCTTATAAACTATAAAAGGAACACTATCTGAAATTTTATACTCGTTATTGTGTAAACTAGAAACACCATAAGAGTAACCATTCTCAGTTCTATAAGAGGTCCAGTATTTAAATACATCTGTTTTATCTGGCATGTAGTATCTTGGGCGTTGGGCCATAAACATATTGGGATTATGTATAAAAAATTTACCAGCAAAGAAAGATGATTTATTTATTCCAGATCTTGGTCTAAACGGTTTAAAACAATCTTCTAATGAGTATAAGAATTTATTTTTTTCTTTTGTTTGAACTAGGGTAAACGGAGTTTCGGTCTCGTCAACTCCTCCATCAATTAAGATATCTGCATCGGTTGCTCCAGTATAAAAGTTTCCAGCATCTCCTGCATCAAATGTGTTTGGTAATGTTGAATAAGTTGTTCCAGTTTCTGCAGGTCTATATCTGTAATTACCAATAAGGCTAATATTATTAGCAATATTCATATTCCACTCACCAACAATTGATGATCTGCTTTTAATGACAGATGATGTTTCTAGGTGGTTTTTTAATTCATCACTCTTAAACATTACACTTCTTCCAATGTACAAGAAACATTCCAGAAGTCATGGTTACTTCCACCACGCTTAACAACAGTATAACTAAAATCTGAAACAAACATTTCTATTAATTCATTATATTGTCCAAGATGTGCGTAAGCTAAATCATCTTTACCAAAATTAGAATACTTATCATAAGCAAGATATACCCAGAAAGAACCTTTGTGACTATCATACCAGTCTACAAGATCTACTCCTCCTGCTCCACCATCAGTAGTATAAGATGTTTCTGCTGATTTACCAGATGAATTAAAGTCTGGAGCTACTCCACTTGATCTAGATGGAAGCATATTCCAAGATGTACTGATAGTTAGTTTGTCAGCAATATGATATGAGCGCATACGACCATTAATCATTCTTTCACGTTTTTCAATTCTGTTGTTATTAAAATTAATCTCTCCCCTATTATCATCAGATAATATTAAGAATTGATCTAACAGAGATTGATCTGATATCCCCGTAGTGTCAGATTTTATCTCATAACCGTTGGGAACGTAGAAGCCATTTGTAAGGGTGCCTGAGTTGTTAGCCCAAAGCATTGCTTGTGGTCTAGCATACTTTCTTCTACCATTAATGTATGTTTGTGTTGCCATTAAAATCTACTCCCCCGAATTTTTTGTGAATCTATCTGTTTAATTTGAGTCATTACTGCTCTAGCAATATCATCAGGATTTGCATCCGATTTTACGTTTACGCTAATACTATAATTATACACTGCGTCGCCTACTGAGTCACCATTATTAATAGCTTTCATTTTATCGGCACCATGAGTGTTAACAGCATATTTACTCATTACAAATTCTCCTGGAGTAAGCATTGCTGGCACTATATCTGTCCCCATAGCATAACCACCTGAAGCAAAGAACTGGGGAATTAAACCACCAGAAGATTTAGTAGAAAAGTCAGTGCTAAAATTAAAAAGAGTTGGCTTGCCATCTTTATAATTAATTCCATCTTTCTTACCAGTAAAGGGGTCCCAGGTATCAGTTTTACTTCTATAGATAAGCGCTCCAACTCCTGTATCTGTGTAAACCTGACCATTCTTATAATCATTTCCCCATATTGTCCATTTTGGCTTAGATGAAGATCCAATAAGTGGTGCACCAGGGGTAAAAAATAGTTCTGGGGACTCTGGATCGGTGGCTGTGGAAGATGTTGTACTTGAAGATGTTGAAGATGAAGATGTTGAAGATGAAGATGTTGAGGTAGGTGATGAGGCTGTTGAAGTAGAAGACGGTGTAACTGTTGCCGTAGCGGTTGGGGTAGCATCTTTTATTTTTTTAGCTTTTAAAGCTGCAGCTAGTAATGCATTTGCTCCTGCTAATTTATCCGTAGATGTAGTTAGAAGTGAACTTCTTTCTGCCATAGCCTTTAACTCTGCAGCAAGATCTTGCTCTGCTGCTTGCCCTGACTTAACAAGGTTTAACCTATCTTCTGCTCTTGTAATTTCCTCTTGTGCATTTTTTAATTGTTGTAATGCGTTTGCATCCATTCTATCCATAAACGTAAAACGATCTTCTAGATCAGCATACGCCTGTTTTGCATTATCAACGTTTGCTAAAGCTTGTTCAAGCCCTGCAGGTTTATATGCTAATAAATCCGCCATCACAGCATTGGCTACAGCAATTGCTTGAGACATAGCAGTGTCTGCAACCTGTTGAGCAGCGGATGCACTAGCTGCAATTGCCTCTGCTGCTTTTAAAGCTGCATCTGCCATTACTGCTGCGGCGTTAGCTGCTTCGGCTGCTGCTTCGGCTGCTGCTGTTGCTGCTGTTGCTGCGTTAGCTGCTGCTGCTGTAGCAGCATCCGCTTTGTCTTGAGCAGCCTTAGCCTCTGCTTCTGCTTTGGCTTTGTCTTCTGCTTTGGCAGCTGCTGCTGCCTCTGCTTTTGCCGTAGCCTCTGCTGCTGCCTTTAAAGCTGCTGCGAGTAATGCTTCTGCCTCTGCTATAGATTTGGCTGATGCATCAGCTGCTGCCTTTGCATCTGCTTCTGCCTTGGCTTTAGCTTCGGCAGCATCTTTATCTGCCTTAGCTTTTGCATCTGCTTCAGCCTTAGATACACTTGCGGTACTTCCAGAATTTGTAACAATTGTTTGTGCGGTAGTCATTATTTTAGAATTTGCAGCAGGAGTTTTAGAATAGACTCCAATTTTTTCCATAATCTTAGTCCACTCAGCATTAATTGCTGTTGATGCTGCATATAGTCCAGCAAAAGCAGTGTCTAAATCTTTACGAGATAAGTCGTATGCTTTTATACTAGCTTCAATCGCAGCCCATTCTGCTTTATTCTTTCCAAGAACAAGAGTTTCTGCATTCAACTTATCAAGTCTTGCTTGAATAGTTTCGTTTTCAGTATTTAAAGCAGCAATCATTCTTTCTTTATCAACAACGTGATCCTTAGTAATTTTAGCAATTTGATTTTCGTATTCTTGGACTTGCTTTAAAGATGCTTCTCTTGCTTCTTCAAGTTCATAGATGCTGGCAGTCTTGGCTTTAATCTGATTCTGATACTTTATTTTGTCAGGATGTGTTTCTAGAGCGTAAATATCTTGAGAAATTTGATACTGTCTTTCTTTTATCTGCTCTTCATTAAGGCCTTGAGTTCCTACAAGTCTGGCTAGTTCATTTTTTCTGGCTAGGTCAAAAGATTTTTGTGCTGCATTAGCATATAGATCTGCGTCTGCTTTTCGCATATCCTGCATTGCTTTTCCTGCTGCTGAAATATCTCCACTAGTTAGGGCATCTGATAAGCTAATCTGCTTTTCTTGTTGTGATAAAATTGCATCATTAATATCTTTAATTGTTGTTAGAGATTCTGCCTGCTGATCGTAACGCTTATTAACTTTGTCTGCAGCATAAGAAATAAGATCCATATCATGAGAAAGAACACTTGCCTGGTCTTGCAATGCTTGAATAGGCTCATTAAACTGAATGTCAATCTCATGTTGTAAGTCATTAATCTCTTCTTGATACGCTTCAACTTGCTGACTAATCTTTAAAGAAACTTCTGCTTGAATATCATTAATCTTATATTGTAGTTGTTCAATCTGTGCTTCGTATGGGCGGAGTTGACTTTGTAACTCTTTAACCTTTGTTTCATTTGCAGCAAGTTGTGCTACATCCTTAGTGCTTCTTGCATCTACACCTGTTGTGATTAGATCTTCCTGTACCGCAAACATTTGATTAACCATATCAAGACCAGAGGAAGCAACTTGAGCATAGTCTCCCTTGTTAAAGTTAATCTGAATATCAATTAACTTTTTAGCCTCTATGTCTTTTAGGAACTCAGAGATTGCTCCAGTTGAACCTTCAATGGCTGCTATATCAATTTTGCCATCTTTAATGTTTTGGGTGAACTGCTTAAGCATTGCAGGGTTTCCAAGTACTGCGTCAATTTGCTCTACAGAATACCCCATAGACTTCATTGCACCTACTACTTCTGGAGTTTTTGCAAATACATCAAACTCTGCATTCTTTGTAAGGGTGTCAGTTATAACCTGCATCTTTTCCATTGCGCTGTTGGCAGCTGCAATATCTTTAATAAACTTTTTCATTTCATCTGACCCTGCAGCACCAAGGGTTCCAGCAGCAATAGCTGAAGCAAGAGATTGATCTTCAATTACCTTAAGTGCGTCAGTAACAGACATGCCTGAAGCCCTAAGAATCTCAAAAGCTTCTCTTTGTTTTTTGATATTATCTATACTTTGTGCAGCTCCCATTTGAGCCATACCTACAGCTACTGAGTTAAAGGCTTCAGATAGACCTAACAAATCTTTAGATAACCCAATTACGTTTCCCTTTTTATCTAGGATGAATGGTTTTTGTGTTCCTTCTACATTTGGGTTTAGATCTTGATTTTTAAAAGTTTCAAACTCTTCTGCTGACATTCCAGAAATTGCATCCATAAGTCCTGGAGCCAAACTACCAGATATATTATTGCCCTTTGCATCTTTGCCACCATCCAACATTATTTGCTGGAGACCCCTAAACTTTTCAAACATTCTTCCAAGACCGTTTTCAGCATCTTTAGTATTTGCAAATGCAGCCATAATAGATTTTAATGGACTGAGAGCGTTAAAGGCTGAATCTCTAAATAGCTTTAGTTTCATTGCTAAATCATCTAGGAAAGAATTTGCTGATTTTAATTTTTCAGCAGCTTCTTGCGCAGCTAGCTTTTTTAGATCAGCAGTCTTTGGACCATAGAGAGAATCCAGTCTTTCTTTTAGTAACTTATCCCAAGTGCCTTTAGCAATTCCTGGATTTGCTGCGCTTAACTGATCTATTTGTGCTTGTATGAGAGCTGCTGAGTTTGCTAATGGAAGAGGAACATCTTTCCAAAGTCCTTTTTTCTTAAACGCATTAATTAATTCTGCATTCAACTCTTGTTGGATGTTATCTGATATCAACAACTGATTTAAAGTAACTGATGCCTCTAGCTGTAGTGTTGGATCATAACTACTTAATAGATCCCAATTTTTTACTGCACGATCAAGCGCTTCATTTGGGCTTTTCCCTTTTAACTTTAACTCAGCTTGATACGCAATTAGCGCTGGCTTAGTAAGCTTTCCTCCTGGAAAATGTTTTCTAAGGGCATCAATTTCTTTTCCAAGTTTTTTGAGTACGGGAATGTCATCTGGGTCTGATTCTATATTTAAATCTATTCTAAACTCTGGAGGGAATTGAATAAAGTCTTCTAACATTGAGTAGAATTCTCTAGCTTGTTGAGGGCCTTCTTTGCCATTAAAAGTACCAGCAACATTAACTACAGTATTAATGTTTTCTTGATCTGATAAATTTTGAAGAATCCAGCCAAGAGAATCCATCTCTTTAGCTCCTTGGCCTCCTAACATTAATTTCCAGGTTGTTTCAATATTTTTTCCAGTTGCTATAAAGTTGTCAATTAAAGCTTTTGCAGAACTAGCAGAAATGTCACCAGATACGACTGATGCCTGAACCATAACTCCAATTTTTGTTACATCTTGAGATGTTTTTGCTTTTAATCCTTGAATAATCTTTACTTGATTTATCATTTCAGCAGTATATTCTGCTTGCGCTGCAGTAAATTCACCACTATTACTATCGTAGGAATCTCTTCTTGCTTGAATTTCTGCTACTCTTTTTTCTGACTCTGCTAGTTGTTTCTTTAATTCTTTTCTTTCTTCTGAAGAAATTCCAGCTTCTTTTGGAATCATTCCTGAATCTGGATTTAGCAATGCACCAAGTTCTGTTGCTGCAATTTTTTCTGGACCTACGGAATCTTTATATTTATCCTCAAATGCGGTCTTGTATGCTTCTGCATATTTAACCTTTGCATCTTTGCCATCAATGTTGTCTAAGAAACCAGTAGCTCGATCTACAACGGCTACCCCTTGATTTCTTAATTCTTGTTGATCTTTAAGATTCTGATCATTAAGATCTTTAATTTTCTTTTCAATTTCAAGTCTTTTTTCTGCAGTCTTAACGGCCTCTTTTTCTTTAGTAAGTTTTTCAATTTGAGCATCAGTTTGCATCTGTAGTAGATCCATAGATTGTTGAACTTGGGCTAACGACTGAATTGAATTACCTGCAACTGCTCCAGCAACTGCTCCTACAGCTTTCTTCTCTCTACCTTGTTGATACTTTCTAAGAGCTAGATCTGCAGCAAGTGTTGTTGCTAATATAATTGCTCCAGGAAGTACTCCTGCGCCAGTTGCAGAAGCACCTGTTCCTAATGCTGCTGCTCCTCTTATAACTCCTGCGCCAAATCTTGCCTTTCCTAAAGTTCCTGCTATTTGTGACTCTTTTGCAAAAGTTGCTGCAGCAGGTAGCGCTCTAGCCCCAGCTATAACCCCTGTTTTATCAAGTTGACTAGCAATACGGGCGCCAAGAAGAGCGCCACCGACTGTGCTTCCTGCAAGCTCAAACCCCTCACGTTTATTGATTCCAGTCCTTAGTCCAACAGCCCCTGCTCCAGGCACATTCTGCATGAGGTTAGCAAACCATCCGCCCATTTCTTTTTCAACAACATCACTAAAAATATTCTGCATCTGAGTAGTAAGTTGTTTTTGATTCTTCAATATTCTTAATTGAACACCAATAGGATTATCTTTTAGATCTTTTCCATCGGGGCCGATGATTTCTCTTAAAAATCCTCTAGCTTCAATCTCTAAAGATTGATCTCCCATATCTCTTGCAAGATTTACAATAATTGATTCTGCTTGATCTGCAGACAATACTCCTTGACTTACTGCTGAAGCAAGTTTTGTTCCTAGTTGTTTAGCTGCACCTCTACCGTTTGATTTTGCGTAGGCGTTAAACTCAGCAATAAACTTCTTTCCAAATTCACTACCTGAAAAATCTTTACCAAATGTTTGATCAATTGGAGTTATCTCAAGTCTGTTTGCTTCTCTCTTTTTGTCCATGATCTGTGTTGCAGACATTGATCCAAGTATAGATCCAAAACCTTCTAAAGACTCAATGGTATTTCCAATAGATTGTCCCTGTTTAACTCCATCAGAAATAGATTTTCTAATTGCCATACTCTGCATCTTAAATGCAGCGCCTAATGCTACTACTGTGGCAATTAATTTCTTTAGCGGTGAATTAAGAAGTGGCAATATCATTGGAAGCATAGATGCTCCTATAATTGCTGGCATGTTATTGGCTGCAGCTTTTCCTAATGTTGAATCAGGTGATCCTTGTGCAATTCCTTGAGCAAGCATAGGAATCATCATGGCTGCCATTCCTACACCCATCATGGTTTGAGATGACTTCATTCTATAATCTTGTCTTGCATTAATTCTTTGTTCCTTAGTTAATGCCTTACCATCTTGATCATGGGTTGCAACTTTTCCGTACCCTGTCCAATAACCACCATGTGGTTTAGGACCGCTAGGACCACCTGGACCACCAGGACCAGAAGGACCACCCATAGATGACAGGCGAGCATCAATCTTTCTAACTCTATCCATTGCTTTTGCACTTGCTGATTGAACCCTAGCATTATTAGCAACTGCTTTAGTTCCAGTTACTACCGCCGTTCCAAACTTGCTAACTTGAGCTGTGGCTTTTCCAAGAACATCTGCTCCCCTTGAAGGTGCTGGTGTATTTGCTACTGGAGTTGCTCCCCAACCATCACCCTTATCGACCATGGTGTATCCAGGAAGAGGTCTTGGAACTCCACCCTTGCCTTTTCCATGTTCTGGAATTGTTCCATTAATCATTCCTGAAACTAATGAAGAATATTTAGATGCAGCCTTTGCTGGGATAACTGCTTCTCCAGGAGATAGCATTGCTGGTTGAATATCTCCCGCACCCTTTGGCCCTGGAACTGAAAAAATTCCTTTTGATAATGCAAGAGTATCTGCTGGCATATAGTCTGAATCTTTAAACTTCTGATCTCTATAATAACCATCACGAATTCTTTTCCTTAGCAGGTGTTCAGTAATTATATCTGTAGTTGTCCAAGTGTCTGTTTTATTTTTTGCACCCCAACCTTTATATTGATGTTTTTTACTTTCTAATTTACTAATTGCTCTCAATGCTTCTTTTTCAGTTGTTACGTGAATTGCGCCCATCCTTTTTGAAAGTGCATTCATTCCAGAGTTTACAACTGTTTGATCTCTCACAACATTGTCTGCTGGCCAAAACTCTAAATCTCTATTTTTACCAGTAGCTTTTATATGACTTGCTGCGATTCCGCCTTCGCCAGATCTGACTCTCTCTATTGCAGTTTTAAAGTCTGGTGCTTTTAATACAGCAAGCGCATCTGCTTCTGAAATTTTTCCAGGACCTTTGCCAACAAGATTCTTCTTTACAGAAGCAAGCTCTTCTGCATAATAATTTAATAGTTTTTGGGCTGGCTTATTTTTACTAGGGTCAGCAAGAACCTTTTGCCATCTACTTTTTACTTCTGGTGGAGTTTTTCTAGTTCTTGATCCTGACCAAGGATTGACATTAGCAAATAAACCATTATTGCCAGTTCCAGATAATCTTAATGGCTTTTCGAGACCAGTTTTAGAGTCTATTCTAGGATTAAGTTTATAATCTAAAATTCTTGCTTCTAAATCTTTTACTTTTTGGGCATAAATTGTTTTATCTGGATAGGCTGCTGCAAACTCTTTCCATCTTTCTTCAAACTTAGAAACTTCTGACGTTTTTGCGGTCATAGATTGACCACCTATTTGAATTTGTGACATTCCAGATTCAAGTCTACTAATTTTAAATGGCATGCCAGGAGGCAGTGGAGTTAGTGGTAATCTTGTTCTAGATTCTAGACTGGCAACTGTTGCTGCTTCTTTTGCCCCTGAAACTTTCGTTGCTGCTGCTGCGCCATAGGTTAAGCCAGTTCTTCCAGCCATGTATCCTGGAACTACTCCACCCTTAGCAAAACCATTTCCTTGTGCCCATTTAGCAAAGCCATCCATAAAGTCTTTGTCAGATAAAGATGCACCATGTCCTTTTTGTCTTGCTCTTAATGTAATTTCATCTTCTATTTTCTTTATTGCTGCAGGGGTTAGTGGCTTCTTTGTGCTTTTAATTACTGATGAGTGAACACCATGTAGTTCTCTCCAGTTAGCGCCTCTAGAATCTTCTAGACGCTTAATCATGTTTTGATAAATACCTTGTTCTTCTGGATTTAAATCACCAAAGCCTTTTATTGTCTTTCTAAGTTTAGGCAAAACCAAATCTATTTCGTCTACCATTGCTTGGTTGTATGCTTGAGGAGTCATTCCCTTTGGAATATTGGTTGTTTCTTCAGCAAAGAATCTTCTTGTATTTGAACCCTTTACACCAAGTAAGTTTATACGAACCTGATCTTCAACAGATGGCATAGTTTTTGCATATGATCTTAGACCAGATGCTGCACTAAATACACCTGCTGGTCCAACATCTACTAGGTTATTTCCTGATAGATTGGCCACCTGCAAATCTTTATCTCCTCTTAATCCAGAGGCAACTAGTTGTCTAAAGTATTCGTCTTTTGAAAACTTTCCAGTTGGCTTAGCAAACTCAGGATTGTACGGTGCTTCTAATGCAATAAGTTTTCTTTTCTTTAATGGATCAGTCGGATCAATCATTGTGCGAATTGTTTGTTGAGGTGCATTTAGTCCGTGTGCTTCTCTTGCAATAGTAGTTGCTCTTAGTTCTGCTAAAGCAGCAGTCTCATCGAGCATTGGTTTAACGAATACCTTTGTCCCATCTGGCTTTTGATATAAACCGCCAACTCCTCGTACTGGGAATGAACGACCTGTGGTTGCCTCAAGTTGTACACCAAAATCAGTAGGGTCCATCTTTCCAAATCTACTTGCTTCTGTTGCTTTTGCAATCTCTTCCATTGTCATTCTTGCTTTACGTTGATCTGTTACTGCTTTAATAGTTTTTGGCATACCCAAAAATAATGGCATTCTTCCAGCCATGTGGCCTGGAAGGGTTCCGTCAATCATCTGTCCAATAAATGGTGCATACTTTTTAGCCATGTCAGCAGGAATAACGGCTTCTCCAGGGGTTAGAAGGGCTGGGGTAGTATCTTTATTACCTGTTCCAGGAACACTTGTTACACCCTTAGCAAAACGTCTTGGAGGGGTAACTCTGCCCCTGCTTGGCATAAACATTCCAGGGTTTGTACTAGCAAAACTAGACATTGCAACTTTTGCTTCTCTGTAAGCATTAGTTAAGGCAACAAGGCTTGCCGACTCAAGGACATATGCGGAAGACAAAGATTTGTGAGCTGTTGCAAGACTGTTTGATACAGCAATATTTTCTAGCTCCTCATTGCTGAGGTACTGTGTTCCAAGGGCTGCATCTTTTGATCCATAAGCTAAGCCTTGAAAACCTTTACGAATAAGGTTAAACATTTTCATTAGGTTGGCTAAACCATTAGCAACAAGACCAACAGTCATAAGAAGAACTGGACCAATACCAGCTACAGCTGCTACGATAATTGCTACTGCTTTTTTAATGCCTTCTGGAGCATTGTTAAATTTATCAAACAGGTTAACAAAGAAATTAATAACTGGAGTTAACACCTTTGCAAACAATTCACCAATTGGAGCAATAGATGCTTTTAGTTTCTCAATTGCTGCCTGCATTTTATACATAGGAGATGATTCCTGTGTTTTTAATTCTCGTTCAGATAACAGCGCTAACTCTTCTGCAGATGCAGATGCCAATTTTAAAACTCTGCTTGCTTGGTTTCCTTCTTTTGTTACGTTATTTAAAAGTGCTGAGATTCTTGAAAACTGATACTTGCCAAAAACTTTTTCAATTGTTTGTGCTCTTTGTAGGTCTGTTAGTGGTTGTAATGCTTGAGCAAAAGAAACAACAGTATTTTTTAAGTTACCCTGATTGCTTTCAATAATTCCCTTAAGGTTAATGCCTAGCTTTGAAGTTGCTTCAGTTGCTGCTTTTGATGGATTAATTAAAGATGCAAGACCAGACTTAAGTGCGTTAGCTCCTTGCTCTGCACTGATACCACCTTCTTTCATTGCTGTAAGGAAGAATGCTAAATCTTTTACATCTCCGCCAAGCTGTTTAATAACTGGAGCAACTCTTGGAATTGCATTAGATAAATCCTCAAGACTTAAAACAGTTTGGTTTTCAACAGAGTTGAGAAAGTCCATCGTTTTACCAAGTTCACCACTGCCAATTTGAAATGCGTTCTGTAAAGCAATTGTTGTTTCTAAGGCTTTGTCCTGTGCTACTCCACCAAGAACTGCTAGCTTGCTTGCTTGCTTTACTACAGTTTCAAGCTGTTGGCCTGAGTTACCTGCTGCTGCTGCATCTGCAGCCATCTTGATTGTTTCAGAAACTTTAAGTCCATACTTTGTATATTCTTTAGCAATATCCTTCATGTTTTTAAGAGCTTTATCAGTGTCATCTTGTGTTGTAAAGATGTCGCCATAAACCTTTTTAAATCTAACTGCCTGAGTTTCAATTTCTTTAAATGCTTTTATTGCTGATCCTGCAAACATGGCCAATGGAATTGTAAAACCAACCATAAGCTGACGACCAGCCCACTGTGTATTTTTACCAAAGTTAAGAAGTTTTGTAGCACCATCGTCAAGCAGCTTATTCATTATCTGTTGACGTTGAATAGTCATTGACATTCTTGTTAGTGCGTCGTTATAATTTAGTGCTTTTGGTGTAATTCGCATTGAGCGTATTGCGCCCTGTGCGTCTTTACCTAGTTGGACATACTGGCTTTGAAGAGCCTTAACTCTTTTTTCAGCAAGGTTGCTAATTGTTTGAAATTCTCTACCGTAATTTTTTCCAAATGTTTTAGTTGATGCCATTCCATATCGGTAGTATTCACGAAGAGATAGTTTGCCAGCTTCTAAACGTTTTGAAAACTGATCCGTAGAAGTAGACATCTTGCCCATTGAGGCATTAAACATGCCCGTGGCATTAACATTATGAAGTAGTGATTTTGCAAAGTCAGCTTGAGCTAATGAAGCAGCCTTAGTGCCGACGATCATGGAGCGGTTAAGTGCAGATATCTGCTTGTCTAGCCCACGTAGTGCGGACATAGCCTGCGTTGTATCAATATTAATTAAAATATTGCTATTTATATCTGCCATTTAACCGCCATGACCCCCTATTTTATTTTTTTATTCTTGTGAAGCAAGTGCAAGTAATGCTGAATCGTTTAGATTGATTCCTGATGCTGCTTCAATGATCTTGTATACTGTTGGCAGATCAATTAGATCTTCCAAATCAGCAACAGAGTAGTCTGCGTCTGCTTTATATTGTTTCATTGCAATGTGGACACAATTAATTAAGATGTCCATTGATTTTTCATTATCTGTTGCTACTGCTGTTAGTCCTTCAAAAGATTTCATAAACGGTCTAAGTAGAGAAATCTTAAGTGGCTGTGCGTCAATTTTTGTTCCGTCGATAAAGACGATCTCATTCTTTTCAATTGGCTTAGTGGCCATGTATAACCTCCTGTGGTTGTAGATTAATTATACCATAGGCAGGCTTATTTTTAGTCTATTCTTTCGTAAGATAATCCCATACCAATACCAAAGCCAGCCTTTTGTGCATTTGCTCCTTGTAACGCTAAAACATCCTTTGAGTTTGCTGCTGATCCGCCACTATAAACTCTAGCCTTTAATTCTTCCCAAGCATTGCCTGTACTCTTATTACTTGCTTTGTCAAGATCAACACCTTGCATTGCTGCTAAAAATTTCTGTTCATCGTATCTTGACTCTCTTTTGCTTTCAAGGGTTGCTATTAATTCTGGCATCGACAAAGATTCTTCTAGTTGATTGTAGTCTTTCCAGATACCCAGCAAAAATAACTCAGACTCTAGCTTTGCTAAATCTAATGTTTCCCAAGAAGATCCACTTTCTACTGCTTGCTCTTTAACGCTTTGCTCTGAATCTTTATCTACTTTAATCCCTGCTGCAATATCTATTAGTTTATATATTGTGGGAAGGTCAAAGTTGTCTTCTAGATCCTCTACCGTCTTTATTTCTGGCATATATTGTTGCATAGCAATTCTGGCACACTCTACTAGATTTTCAATAGTGTCTTGATCCCCTTGAGACTTTCTAACAATTTCAAAAGCAACCATAAATTGTCTTAAATATTTTATTTTTAATGGGGTAATATAAAGGGGTGTTCCATCAACTAAATAGAGCAACTCACTATTATATATTCTTGTAGCCATTAATACAGTATACCAAAAACAAAATTGCCCCGCATCCGAAGATGAAGGGCAACCCTGTATTATTAAGTTGTATTATGCTTCTGGAATAGTGCGATCTACGATTTTACCGTATGATGCATCATCATTTGGAAGTAGACGGAATGAAACCTCAAACATTGTTGCTTCATCACGCTTTGCTGATACTGAAACATTCTCAATTGAGAGTGCACGGTATGCAACATAAATTCTTTCCAACTCTGAACCAATTGCACAGTCACCTGTACCTGGACCTACTGCTACCAAACCACGCTCAACTGGACATTCTCCGATGTCTCCTGCTGAAAGGTTGAGTGTTGGATTTCCTGAAACTGTTGTTAGATCTGGGTTAGCTGATTCGTCACCCTTGCCTGCGATTGCAAACAAAAGATTTTCTAATGTTGACTCAGCAAATGTGGTATTTAGGTTAACCTGCATACCTTGCTTGAACAACTTTGCTACGTCAAGAACCTGATCTACGGCAACTTCGCCGAAATCTGGCTGGAATTGAATTTCCAAACCATTCATTGTGTAACCAACGTTACGGAAGTTTGCTGCTTTTGCAGCATCTCCTGCAACTTGGCCTGAATAACCAGATAGAGAATCCTTAAAAGATTTTCCATCTGCATACGCTGGAAGATCAGCATCAGTTAGGATGCCGTCATTGTATGTAAAAAGTGCTGCTGCACCAACGATAATGTTAGTACTGTCGCCTCTTGAATATGCCATAATTTTCCACCTCTTTCGATTGTATTAAATTGTGGGCGTGTTTCCTCATATAAAGTATAACACGGGTTTTATATAATTATTTTAGTAGCCAAACGGCTTTCGGGTCCTTCTGTGTTAATTAAATCTGGCATTTGATGATAATCAAAATCAATGATTATCTTATTTCCACCGTATGTACGAGCTGTTCCAAAATCAATGATGTCTCTGGTTTCTTCCAGCTGATAGACTTTAAAGTTGTGGAAATAGAATTGGTTGTCAATTATCTCTGGAGATTGTGTTGTTCCAATGTTTATGCTTCTATTTGCACACCATGCGTTAATCTCTTCTGCAGTTTCATCAAACCTGTCCATTAGTCTTAATACTGACTCTTGAATTTGTATCATATTCTCTACACTGTTCTCTGCAGTAGCATAAAAATAATAAAGCAGCTGCTCACACTTAATATGAGGAAAGCCTTTTTTATTCATTTTAATTAATCTGTCCCATGTAGCCATGACTCCACCATCAGGAAAGTATTGAGTTAAATCATTTATTGTTGATGGGGTTGATGGGAAAAATGGCGTTTCTATGTCAGTAAGTAACTCAATCTTACTTTGTAGATATTTGTTAATCCATAAAACTGGAGTATTTAATAAACTATCGTTTGCCATTACATACCAACTCCCGCACTAGCGACCCACTGAAACCCTGTTTTAATTCCAGCAGATCTTCCTTGCTTTTTTCCACTCTGTAAATTTTTTCTATATACGGATGGATTATTAAAGTGTGACTCTAGCCCACTTATTCTTAAAAATGATTGTCTAAAATATAAATTAAAGAATGTATCAATAACCTGCTCAAACTTACCCTGTGTTTCTCCTCCAGGATTTAAAACTGTTACTGGCTCTTTAGTAAAAATTTCTTCTCCACCTATTTCAAACCTTAAGGCTTCTGCTTTTTTAGGAGTAATAGTTACAGCAATTCCGTTTTCCATAATCTTTGCTTTGTCATAGAATGGAACTCTAGAACCATTTTTAATAGATGTAGACTGCTGTAGATTGGTTTTAAAGGTAAGGCCTAGATTGCTAATAGTAAAATCTATGTCAAATAGACGGCCTTGTGGTGTTCCAATTTCTGACCACTCATATACATGGTGTAGCGTAGCTGGACTTACTCTGGCATTACTATCAATATACTCATACATTATTTTTGATACCCCTGCTCCAAGGGTTCTGTACATAACTGTTTTACCTTTTTGTGCTCCTTCTAAAAAACCAAAAGAATATTGAACAATGTTGTTCATGTCTTTTCTAAATGCTCTAGAGTCTATGTTCATTTTCATAGGTCTACCGCCTGATTCTCAGAACGGCGTATAACAATTTTATAATACTCTACTCCACCAAATGGACCTACAAAAGGCTCTACTGTGGCTACTTCAAATATTGTTGGCTTTCCAGATCTTGGACCAGAGGTTTCGGTGTAAATTTCATTACAGTTTTTATCACGAATATTTGTAACAACTATGTTTGTAATTGAGTTTCTAGAATCTTTGCTTGAAACTCTAATATCAGTTTTTACTCTTCCAAGCAATAGTGATTCTTGGGTTATATTTACATTAGGAGTTACTTCTTCTTTAAATGCAGAACCAGCTGAGGCAAAGCTACCTGCAATTGTTTTATCTAAAATCCACTGCTTCTTAACATTACCATATGCGCCTTGCTCAACAATTGGATAGTAGACATCTGCTTGCATGGGGAATATAAAATCTGGCTCTTCGCATATCATTAAATTATCCCTGGTTTGGTAATGGTTTTAATATATTTATCCAGTATCCTATCTACCAAGAAGTTACCAGTACCATCAAACATTGTTTTATCAAATTGAATTCTAAATTGGTCTGTGTTGTATGCTGTGACGTATCTCTTATAGTAATCTAACTTGCCACACTTTAAATCTTCAATCAAAAGTTTTGAGGCATACTCAATGTCCGCTGGAACTGTTAAATATCCTTGGTCAACAACAAAAGTATAATCATACCCTTGTGGAAATCCAACACCGTCATACCCGTAGTATCCAAGATCTCCTCTTGCAGAAATAAGATTTGGACCAGTAGATTCATATCTATTTAATCCACCAGATACTACTTTTTGTATAGCTGTTTTATCTGCTGTAATTATGTATTCATATTCATTAGTATCTGGAGTTGATTTGTCATAAGATAGTTCGTTATTCTCATATACTTTAAATACTCTATAAACTCTGTTCCACAAAGGAAAGTAGTCTGTTCCATTTCCAGTACCTACCACTGTTATTTTTTTATTATAAAAACCTTCTGTGACAAAAGTATCAATAATTGATCTGGCTACTAATTCTAATGTTGTATACTCAGTAATCTCAGATGCTGTTGTTCCTAATGTGTTTGGGTTTACATATGGTCTTATTAGTTCATAATATTCTTCGTGAATTAATTCTTCACCCTCACCAATTGTAAAAATTTCAACTCTATAGTCGTTGTCGTATCTTCCAGGGAGATATATATTTATATTATCTCCTGTAGACCATTCTAAAAACTCTAAATCTTGGACTGAAAGATCCGCCATATCTGTTACTCTTGCGTAGATGTCTGCATCGGTATACCCTGCTGGGACAACAAAATTTACAAGAATATCATCATATGGCGGAACCCTCAATATTTCCATGAATTACTTACCAAATTCCTTGGCAACTTCTTCTGGTGTAGCAAGTGAAATGTGTGATCTAGTTAGCCATTTTTCAGCTGCAGATGCTGGCACAATGTTGATACCAACATAGACTTTACCAACTTCTGACCAAGAAACATTTTTTGTTGATCTAATAGCAACTTTTTCTTCTGCATCCATCTTTGACTTCTTGGATTGCTTAGGTGCTACTGGTGCTGCTGTAACTCCAATTGCACCATTATCTACTTGACCAACTGCTTGTACCTCAGAAGTTGATTTCCCAAAATCTGATGTATCAATTGCTGTTGGTTCTTGTTCAACAACTGGTGCTTCTACTACAGGGGTTTCAGCAACCTCTGGTGTTTCTTCAACAACTGGAGTTTCAATATTTTCTTCTACAGTTGAGTTTTCATTTATATTTTCCATTATTTCCTCCTAAATAGTATTATATCATTATAAGTTAATAAGGGGAGTAAGAGAATTAACTCCTACTCCCCCTAAAATTTTACTGTTTACAGATTATGAATCTGATGCAGCATCAGCATATGCGATAGCATCTTGCTCTTCCCATGTAATACCGAAGCGAACGAAGACTGTGTATTCTACAGTGTCCTTCTTTGGCTTGTATTCACGGTTAACAGTGATGTCACGCTGGAATCCCCATACACGGTTCTGTGGGAATGTCAAGTCGATATATCCTGCAGGGTAGTAAGGAACTTCTTGTACGTCAATTCCAAGAACACGTGTTGTACGTGCTCCGCCGAATGTCTGTGCTCCACCATCAAGGTATGCTTGACGATTAGTTGGAGTTCCGCCAGCTTGTGAAGCAAATGCTTCAGCAACTGCGTCTGCTAGAGTACCGTTATTCTTAACGATTCCCTGGAATGCATCTGTACCAGCATAGAACTTCAAGTTAGACTTGATAGCACGATACTTGCGTGGCATTGCTAGAATGATGTCTTGCATTACATCTGTTGTCCAGGCGTTATTAGCGACTGTTACAACTGACTCATGAGCATCACCCTCTGTTTTGACCTTATTAACAAAGCCTTCCATAATTCCAAGGAAAGCATCGCTGCCTGAACCTACACCATTAATGGCAAGGTCTTCAATGTCATTACCGAATGCGTTTGTCATAAGACGAACGATGTGATCTTCAAGTGCTGCACCTTCGATGTTATCTTCTAGTGCTTCTGAAGTTACTTCCCAGTCAAGACGAATCTTCTTTGTAGTCAATTCAACCTTTGTAAAAGTTGCTCCAGCGTTTGTGTACTCTCCGAGTGATTGTGTTGCAGAACGAATTACACGCTCTCCGACGTTTACCTTTTCGAGTTCCATTGTGTTGGCTCTCATAGTAACACGACGGCCATCTTGGGCGAGAATGGTTGCATCCCACACGTAGTCAATAAAACGACGTGCTTGCTCTGGGCGTAGGATACCTGATCCAGCCTCACCTGAAGGGTTTACTGCGTTGGCACCTGATGTAATACCTGATAGTGCTGTTGGGATATTGTTTAATACTCCGCCATCAGTGTAATTGCCTGGTGTGTTAACTGCTGCATCTGAACCTGATGCAAATGCTCCCTGACCCTGATAGAGTCCTGGAGTTGTTCCGCCAATGTTACCTGAAGTACCTGGCTGGTTCTTTTCTATATTTTGTTCCGACATATTGTCACCTCCTAGTGATTTTTACTTATCGATTTTTTAATTGAATAAGTCGGCTGTTTTGAGGAAACTACCGCCCCATAGGGATTTTTCAACCGTTTCAGGTTGATTCTGTACTATCTCGCCGAGATCGCCAGACTTTCGGAAAGCAGTATCTGCTTCTACAGCATCTACTCTCTTACCAAATTCATTGAATACATTTGATGCTGCTGCAATATCTTTTGCTACCGCTTCAAATGAGTTTTTTACTTCATCTACATCTACCTTTGAAGACTTAAGAAGTTCTACTTCTGCTTGTAAAGATTTGACTGTTGATACTAGATCGCTAAAGGCTTGGTTAAGATCGACAGAGTTGTCTGCATCTGCAGCAACTTCATCTGACTTAGGAGCCATTGGCTTCATTGCCTCAGCCTCTTTAGCAGCTGCAATTTCTTCATCAGTCATTGGCTTTTCAGCTTTTTCTGTTGATTCTTCTGCATCTTCTTCAGCATCTTCTTTACCATTAGATGGCATTACTGCCTTCTCTGTATCAGATTTTGCTACTGCTGCTTCGACTGCTTCTGTTGCTTCCGCAACTGCAACTGCCTCTGGAGCGACCTCTACTGCTTCAACTGCAACTTCTGATTTCTCAACGATTTCTTCTGTTACGTTTTTTGTTGTTTTTGCCATAGGATTTGCCTCCTTGTTAATCTTAGAAGTATTAATGCCTTTAGCACTATCAACTAAGAACTTTATCATGTTTGTTTTTTCATTATCCGTTTTTTCAACGAAACCTATATTTGACATCTCATTGCCATTGACTGGGCTTGTCTCAGATTCATTTTCTGAAACCATTACAAGGCCAGACTCTTTGTCCCAAAATACATTTTCGAGCAATGTCTCATCGCCCTTAATAACATCTACGCCATCTACTTTTTCAACAGATACAATGTTTGCAAACTGATTAGCAGGGGAATCAACAAGGCTCAACTCTACCAAATCATATTGCTTAATAACTCTAATTGTCTTATCTGCTTTCTCATCATATGCGTCATCCCACTTGTTCATTCTTCCGCCAATTGAAAAACCTTGTAGGGTTCCGTCAAGAACCTTTTCCCAAGTATCTTGTGCGCCCTTAGAAACATAGGCAGAGACAAAAACTCCATTATAGAATTTCTTTGTTTCTGGATCGAAGTACTTATCTGATTTAAAGGATACCATTTTGCCTACTGCTAAAGGTTGATGCATTTCTCTAATATTCCCACGAAACTTTGCAAAGGCATCCATTGATGCTTCTGCTGTTACGATGTCATCTTGTTTATCAACATTATCTAGTGATGCAAAGCCTGAAACGATGCGTCGTTCCTTATCAACCTTAGTAAGTGGCATTGATAGACGAACATTTTCCCCATCTGTATCCCAGTGGGCTTTTGATATACTATTCACTATTATATTATAATCCCTTTTTATTCGTTTATTTAAAAACCATGCTTATTCATCAAATTTACGGCCTTCGCCTTTTGGGTTTCTTCCAGCAACAGTTGACGGGCTGTCAGAATTATTGTTGGTTCTTTGTGAATCTCTTGCTCTATTGGCAGTAGCATCTGCTGCTTGTTCTGGCTTCATCTCTAAAGGTTCGTCTCCACCATCTCTTTGTGGCATACCCAAAATTGTACGAGCTTCATTTGGAACCATAATTTGAGTCTTAACATATCTCTCAAGAATTTGAGACTGTGTGATCTCATCAGTTAGAGTAAGCTCGTTAAACTTAAAGTCTAGGATGTCTGTTTTTTCACGAATAATCTTGCTAATCATTTTGTTTAATTTATCTTGTGCTGGTCTTGCTACCTGCTCTTTAAATGTTCTGTCTTGAGAAAGTGCTGCTGCAATGCCAGAGGCGTCGCTGCCACCTAACTTAGACAAAGGAACTTGATGAGCTATTAGAATATCATCACGGTTTTGTTTGCGATACTTTTCAAATGATCCTTCTTGAACGCCGTTTTCAATTGGCTCCATTTTGAACTCAACCTTGTTGGTTTCTGAATCTCCTGGAAGTGGAATGTAAAGGGTTCTATGTGATTGACCCTTAAGCCCAGTTTGAAGGAATCTAAACATTTTGTCTTCTGCATCTGAGGAAAGCTTTGCACCTTTTAGAGTCACGACATATCTTGGAACAGCTTTGTTTTGGAAGTAGTCAATGTTGTATTGAGAAGCAAGGCTATCACCATATAAAGAATTGATAGCCGAAATAATATCTGGAACACCATAAAAAGTGTTTAGCGGTGAGTATTGTTTAAAGTGAATAATCTCATTTGGTCTAGCGTCAGTGCCTAATGGGTTTGGATTTGTTGCTCCAAAGTTACGGAAGTAGACAACCTTGTTTGCAATTACCTGAACAAAACCATCACGCAGTCTGCGAACTCGAACCGTTGTAGAAGGAATGTGACCAATGTAGCCAATTTCTCCTTTTACGGTTCTGCCGACTTCAAGGTAACCATTACCCGTTGCTTGTAGATCTGTCTCAACCTTTTCCATAGATGTTGTAAAAGAGTCATCGCTATTTAGACTTTCTAACCAGTCTCTAACTTCAATCTTTGCTCTTTCAATTCGTTTTCTTGCACGATCTATTGAGGCTGCATCTGAAGAAGACTCAAGCTTTAACATTGTTCTTGGGGATACTTCAAAGTCATATCCTAGACCAACTATATTTTCTACCTTTGCGTCTATAGCAGCATGATTGGCAAATGAAGTATCATAAAAATTAGCAAGCTCATACATATTCCAAGGTGGAGTAATTACATCAAATAGTCCGTATCCATTGCGATAAATTAATCCAGGATTTATCTCTTTTGATTGTGCCCCGTTAATACCAGAGCTAACAGCACGAGCTGCATCAATATATCCTTGTGATGCGTCAACTTTAGATAAATCTGTCTCTAATGATTTGACTACACGAGAGCTTCGACGTTTAAAGTTATTATCTAAACCGCTAAGGTTTTTTAAATCATCCCAAGATTTATTAAATGGATCTTGTTTTTCAAATGTGTCGTCGGCTGCAATTGCCTTATCAATTCTTGCACCAATCACATAATCGTTTGTATCTGACATTAGTCATCACTTCCATATTTTGCAATTGTATCTTTTGCTGCCTGGACTGCACCAAGATCGTTTAAAGAAGGAATTAAGCCTTCTGACATTCTTTGCTTTTGCTCAGAATACTCTTCTTCTGAAATTCTAGTAAGTCCTGGAACAAATACACACGTTCCATCTCCTTCATCACCATAATGCTTTGCTGCTGTTTTGAGTTCAGAAATTTTAGAAAGGTCACCCTTCATTGAGGGGATGTTTAGAACTGAGCCATTTCCGTCTGTAAACCATTTACCGCTAGCCTTTTTGTAGACATACAAGCCCCAATCGTAATGCTTTTCAATAACTTTTACCTTGGACTCACCAACTTGTCCCTTCATCTTAGGGGCTGGTTTACGCTTTTTCTTTTGATTTTCAATATTCATAACCATAAGTATACCATATTAGATAGCATTCTCTGTGTTGCTTGTCCATAAAACATCTTGATAGAATAGATATTGGTAAGACCCAAACTTTAAAATCTTATCTGGACCGTCTCCCACAATGATCTTGTTGGTTCCTGTGTAAATCTTATAAATAATTGATGGATCTACCCCATAATAACTGCTAGAGGCAAGAATCAAAACATTATTCCAAGTTACGCTTGGTGAATCCCAGTAATTCCAGTCAAGCTCAGTAGATATATCTGTCTTGACTTTAAACCATGGCCTATTTACTACCTTTTGCTTTTCTTGTAAATTTGTTGATTGATAATAAGAAATAGTATTAGTTAAAATTGGTCCAGTTATTTTAATTGATCCCACAATATTTGAAAAATTAAGAGCATTAATAAATGAAAGACCTAAGAAGCCCCAATCCTTGGTGGTAATTATAGGCTCTTTAACAACCTTACCATTCCAGTAAAATCCAATATCATTTGAAATCTGTCCACTGTAGGAATCAACAGCATAGAGTTTTGCTCTTCTACCCTGTGGATCATTGGCGACCATATAAATTTTAATTACCTTATCCCGTGACTCAATCTCAAATATTTCTGTTGCTGCAAAAGGGAAAAAGTCTTGAGTATATCTAATTGCTGCCTGAATTGCAATAACCTTAAACGAGCTTACTGCGTTTTGATTTATTGGAATTGATACTCCACGATTAACTATTGGGTCATAAGTTCCTTTTAACTCTATACCGCTATGCCTTGTTGTGTATAAATATGGAGAGCTTCCTTTGTATATGGTAAAAGGGTTTGGACTTTTATAGTCATAGTAAATCCCTGTCTTTTTGTATGGATAAATAGAAGTTCCAAATCTTGTACCAATAGGATTTGGAGAAACATCATTAAAGGCTTGAGAGCAAAGTTGTAAACTTTTAATATTAACCCTTTTCTTTAAAGAGGATTTAACAGTAAAGTCAACATGCGTTACTACAGCAATATCTAAAATGTCTGAAGTTTTTGGAGGATACAAGATTGTATTATTAACTACTTCATACTTTGTGTTTATCCAATTGGTCCCTGGTTCAATAACTCCTTCTTTAGGAGCTAGCTCAGCATAGGTAAAAAATTCATCTATTGCATTGGCTCCAGAAGATAAGTACTCAAATGATATATGGGTCTTTACCATTGATGTAGAGGTGTCATACTTATAGTTTTTTATTGACTTGTTTTGCAAATCTGAATAATCGTTGTACCCTGTATAAAGTTGATTATCTAGTGACTCATATGTTCTTTGTACAGGAATTGCGTATTGCTCTTTAAGTTCTTGATATGTCCAAGTGCCAGAAGATTGATCTTCAACAAACTTTGAAGGTTCTGGGTAGTTAATATTAAATTGCAAAAAATCTAAATCGTAATAAAAATCGTCTTTTGCATTCTTTACGTATTGAGCAAAATAAGAAAGTGGAAGATAGTCTTTCCAGGAACCATTAATATCAATATCTAAACTATATTCGCCAAAGTATAATACTGGAGACAGGGTGTAGCTTGCTGTATGGTTAATAAGCATATAAGTTGAAAACCCTGAAGGAGTCCCTCCGTTTAATAAAAACTGCCAATAAGACGCCTGATTGCCAAAGTAAGTTTCTCCAGCATCATAGTCTACAAGGCTACCGTATAAATTAAAAACATTCTCATAGTTTACTGGAACGCCAATGTCGTTAAAAAAATCTTTAATTTGCTGATAGTTTTTATTATTAGAGAATCCTACATTATAGATATTTCCTTTAAAAGTATTCTCTAGTTCTTTTTTGCCACCGACATAAGGTCTTAAACTCCCACGATTACCAAAAAATGAGGCTACGTTTCCACCAAAATGACTTACAAAGGAGTCTATATGAATTCCAGAAACAAATGTTTCTCCCGTTGAATATCCATACGATTGATATACTGTTTCTAAGATTCCATTATAATTCAACTTATAAGAAATTACACTGCCATTTAAAGAAATTTCAAAATAGTCATTTGAGTCTGCTGAGTCAATGTAAATAAGAATTTCATTAATTGCTGGAGACTTAGATTTAAATATTCCATAGAAACATTTAATTTCTTCTTGTAAAAAACTTAAATTATTAAATAAAAGATATCCTTCTGAGTAGTCCCAAGAATCTAGACCTCCAGGATATAAAGAAAAGAATAGGTCAGATTCATTTTGACTAGACGCATTATCTGAATAAAAATCTTGATCAGTCTTATTACTTACAACAATGTCTGGCAGGAAGTATTCTGGGGTTGATAAAATTCCATTATTAGTTGTAAGGTTATCAACAGATCCTTGATTCCAACTAGCCATATTAGGATAAGAGTAGTTGTTTGTATAGTCTGCAAAAGGATAGTCAATAAAAACAGACGTTCCGCTATAAGACTGATTTATCCCTTCTGGAAACTCAACTCCTTGTCCATATACAAACCTTCTTGTTGCAACAATAGAAGAAACTCTGTAAGGATAAATTGCAACACAATCAATTTGAAAAGGATAGACGTCGTCATAAGACCAAAAGCCAAGCCAGTCATTACTTAGGGTGTCGGAATAAATTTCTGGAAATTCTAGATCTGTGCTTAGATAAGTTAGAGAGATTACTTCTTCTCCATTAACCAATAAAGAAGAGTTATTCTCTGAAACAGTTATGTGGATTAGCATGGGCCTGTCCCACTCGCCAACAAAATAAGACCCAAGACTTGATCCTATTTTAAGGATAAGGAAAGAACCATCAACCCATAGACCGTTGTCTCCCCTAAGATTTCCAAATATTTTTTTAGGTTCTGTAGAGTCTACGGCTACTTTTAACCACATCTCAAAAGTATAGTCTTTGTATTGACCAATTTTATTTAAAAAGCCTTTGCCTGGAATTATTAAAGATGGCATACCATTAGAACTTGGCGATAAGGCCGTAACATTAGAAGATCCATAAACAATTGGCAGTCCTGAATTTTTAGATAAAAGTGTTTCATTCTCAGTTAAGTAGTATCCAAACTCTTCTTCTAATCCATAAGAATATGCTTTAATTCCTTTTGTTGTAGATGAAAAAATTCCAGCAGGCAAGGTTTGAGGGTTGATTCCTAAAGAATACGACTGAAACTCTTCACTCCATTGACCCAAAGAAATTCCATTAATTAAAAACAAGTAGTCTTCTGCAGATAACGATCCAGACAAATAGTTTATTTTAACAACAATTCTAACTGTTGCGCTTTCTGGAAGAATACCAAAGGTTTCAGAAATAAAAAACCACTGATCTGTTAACGATATGTCAAAACTTTTTAAGTGTTGTACAGTAGAAGAGGTTGTTGTATCGTAATACTCATATCCAATTTCAACGCTATTAATATATGGACTTAAAGAATATAAGCAAGCTCCTACAGAAAATGTTGACAGTTCAGAGCTGAAGTCGTTAAAGTTTAAGATGTCATCGCTTATTGCAACTATTTGCTCTATAGGGTTAGAGGGTACATCGGCAGAAAATAAACCAATATAACTTTCTGGAAAGGGCTGATCAAACACTGGATAATCAAAGGTGAATGACTCTGAAGACCCATTAGTTATTGTCCAGTTTGATAGATTTCTTTGAGACTCAGTGATTAAAGATATATAGTCAACCTTATCATCCAGTGCCCACAAAGCCAATGGATGTTCCGCAAAAATCTTTTCAGCATATAAGTTAGATGGGTTAGTCATAGTTCTCCTAACCTATTTTACCACAGAAGACCTATTTAATTTTAATCTCACAGTAGTCTGTAGTGCAATAGCTTTCGCCAAGTGCCTCAAGATTATCTACCCCGTCATAAATAGCAGAGAAATCAATATGACCGATACGACCAACATAGTAATCATATTCTTCTTCTGTGATCTGAGTATATGGCTGTTGTGGATAAGTATGATTTCCCATTGGAAGGAATGATACTGCCTTTAGTTGTCCCTCGTACATATGCAAAACTGTTGGAACATGCTTTGACTCTGTCTCCTTATCAAAGGATAGAGTTACAGATACTCCATTGTCAGACCAATACTTTTGAGCTGTTGCAGCAAGGTTTATCTTTTCAAACAGGGTTACATCCTTTTCAGATCTTGGATGACCTGATTTAACTGGGAAATAAACTACTGATGTGTTTGCTGATACTAGATCGTCTTCAATTTTATACCCTGCTGCTTTAAACAAATGAAGCATTGGATCTGTGTTTCCAAAACGAATAGCACGAAGGAAGAAGTTTCCTCCAGGTCCCCAGTGAACCCCAGGGGTTGCACCAGAAAGAATTGAAACTGATCCAGATGGCTTAACAGTTGTTACACGAATTGATTCACGAACACACAACCACTCTGAATATTTTTTATCATAATAACGTATCTTGTTATAACCTTCGTCCATCCATTCACGAACAATTGGTAATCCATTTTGATCTGCAAATGATGCAATACCAGTAAGAGATGTACCAATACGACGGTTGCGTTGCATAATACCGTTTGTTTGCTGCCAATGTGTTGGAAGAAGAGTTACAGTCTTACCATAAAGGTAAGCAAACTTTAATGTCTTGAGGAAGTCCTCCTTGGAATCATGACGGTTTAAGTGCACTTCTACAAGTGTACAAAGTTCGTATGATTCTAATGGCTGCTCCGCACAAGGATTAAAGCCCATAACACGATAGTCTTTTCCATCCGCTGGATCTGCAAGACGACCATAGTTACGAGCAACATCAAGCCAAATAAAACCTGGCTCTCCATTGTTTACAATTAAATCTGTATATTTTTCATAATCCATTCCAACTGTTGCTGCAATAGAATTATTAGACATCCATGCCCATCCTGGATTATCTGAATCATAGGAGTTACGTTCTGGGAATACTTCTGGGTTTTTTAAATTAATAAAATCTTCATCTCCTGGAGCACCTAAAGCTAAGGTTGCAGAACGACGGACATTTCCTGAAACAACACATGTTCCAATAAGGTTGACGATGTCTGTAATAGCACGAGAATCTAGGATTTCCCCTGCTCTAGAGCCTATGACATGATTGATCTTATCGTGTAATGCAATGAGTGGTGCTGGACCGCTAGCGACCCCTCCAAAGCCCTTAATTGGTGCTCCTAGAGGTCTGATAAGGTCATAATTAAACTTTTGGATAGGTTGATTTGATCTTAGGTAAGAGTTTAATAGTATACGTACTGATTCTACCCAGCCCTCACGAGTATCTGGAATTTCAAAGATAACTGCTGGTTCTGTTGGAGCATAAATAGAAAAATTCTTCTCTTGTCCTATTGTGTCAAACCCTACACCAATACCAAGCATTAAGGCATCCATAACCCAAGCAAACAAAGCCCCTGGATCATTCTTGTCAAGGTCTTTTGTAGAAACCATTGCACAGTTTTGTAGCGCTGCTGAGTTTTTCTTTTCCATAGTCATGGCTGTTCCAAATGTCCACATACCACGACCTGGAGGGGTCCACTTTAATTCAAACATTCTTTGGAATGCTTCTTGTGCAGACTTCTGAGCTTTATTGTCATTCCAGCCTAGACGATTATCTTTAGCATGATTTTTTTGAACTGAATACATGCCTTCAATAACACGACGACAAACTTCGTGCCAACGTTCTTTTGTTCCGTCTTCTTTTACACGAGAATAGGTACGAATAAAAGTAATTTCTCCTAAAGAGTTTTCCCCCGCATCTGCAAATCCAAACGGTGCTGGAGTATTACTATATTTTGTTACAAAATCCTCTGATAAACGAAATGAAAAAACATCTGACATTTAAGTATGCCACCTTTCTATTATTGTATTAGTACTTTGTAGAATTGAAAGTACTCCTAAGTATAGCAGGTAATTTAAAACAATTCTACGCTTGATTTCAATCTATAAAGTTATTGTTTATGGTTAGCACTTTTATATAACAAAAGTGTTATAAAGAAATAGTTAACCATACTTGCTGCTGTGAATATGACAGATTTCAATTTCATTTATATTAACATGACTTGGTAATGATCCTACCCAGTAAATTGCTTCTGCTAAATCTTCTGCGGTTAATGCTTGATCCCGTTTTTGTTCTTGGGTATCAATAGTTGCTGGACAGATTTCTGTAATCTTAATCCCAAATTGAGGAAACTCAAGTCTCATTGTATCAATAAGACCACGTTCACCTCTCTTCGCATTTGTATAGTTTCCTCCACCACGATATGGTACCTTTCCTCCAAAAGAAGTAATAAAGATAATTGTTGGAGACTCTGACTTTTCCATACATGGAGCAAATAGTTGAGATAGGTACATAGGGCCAGTTACATTTATATCATAAGCTTTTCTAAAGTTTTCTGGAGTCTCATTAATAATATGAGTTGGGCCTGACCCTCCTCCAGCATTATTAACTAAAAGGTCTAAAGTAATGTCTTTGTATTTTTCAAAGAACACTTCTATTGCTTTAGAGTCTGTAATGTCTAGATTATATACCTCAACATTATCAGATATTAGTTCAGAGACTTTTGAAAGGTTTCTTGAAACAGCAATTACTTTATACCCATTTTCAGACAAGCGCTTAACTGTTGCTAATCCAACACCCTTACTTGCTCCAGTTACAATTGCTGTTTTCAATTACATGCTCTGGCTTTGATTAAGCTCCATATTGTTATGGATCCAATGTCCAGGAATCATATACTTTACGCCAGACTTAACTGTGTGTGCCGTGTGAAAATATGGAGCATATGCTGGAAATATTACAACGCTATTTTCTTTAGGTTTTACACCAAAACTAATAGCTTTGTTTGCAACTGCAAGATCATAGTCTAACTCTACTGCTGGTGCGCCACTTACCCAACCTTCTGAGCTAGTCCATCCACCATCATAGTCCTTTAACTGAAAAGAAATTTCTCCGCCTTCACAGTCATCGTTTAAATACATTACCAAAGAATATCTCAATGTCTTATCGCCATCGAGTTGATCAAAGTGCGCCCCCATAGCCATTCCAGTATTGTACTTTTTTATGTTAAATGTTGGAAAAAGTCTTGGCTCATCAAAGTCTCCCATAGAGGATGCATAGTCTTTACAAACATTATACATTGTAGTCATAACGGCATCATAAATATATTTACTTTTTTCTGCTACATCTCCACTAAGATTGCTTATTGCATTAGCATCAAAAGTTTTTGTTTCTCCGTAGATAAAAGTTTTATCGTTAGAAGATGTCCAAGGGTTCCAAACATTTACCCCTAACTCATCATATTGCTCAAGAGTGTCTAACTCTTTCCAAACTTGTTTAAATTTGTCAAAATTTTCAATTGCGTCAGTATAATAGTATACCTTTGGGTCTAGTAGTTCTTTATTCATTTATTTCTCCTTTAGTATTTATTGTTATCATAAAAATTTTTAACCTTAATAAATCCAACCAAAACATATCTAATTGGTCCTGGACCTACATGCTTTACTCCATGATTATATTCTGCTGTGCCTGGAAAAATAAGCATTGACCCAGGATCAGGCTTAAACTCTAAGCCATTGTTTGGAAAAAACAACTCTCCGTCAACATAATCATTATTTAAATACAGAATGGCAGCGTACCTAATCGATGGATCTGTATCTTGATCTGTGTGAGCTTTTAACTCGACACCCTCTTGCATCCTTTGAATAGTTGCAAAACCACTTAACTCTATTGTGTTGTCAACATTTTGAACTAAATTATTTAGTCTATCGAACAAGGTTTTTTGAAATGGGTGTTGTCCTATATTTAAATTTTTATCTTGCCAGTTTTGAGTTATTTCAAATTTACCTTCTGCAACTAAATTATCAACATCATCTCTGCCAAATTTTTGCATACAAAAGTTTTTTAAGTTAGCATGATATTCTATAAACCACTCTTCATTTGGAGTTGAGTCTATAATATTAAAAACTTGATCTAGATCATCTTTAGAAAAAAAATCTTTAACTAAAACAATATCATCAGTAACTTCTTCAACCTGAAAATTATTTTCTTTTAGTATGCTTGTTAGAAAATTAGACATTATTCCCTAAATCTTCTACCTTATATTTATTTCCAGCAGCATCCAACTTCCATCCTTCTTTTAAAAGATCTTGCCATTCGGCTCTTTCAATTTCTTGTTTTGCTCTAGTCTCTTTCATTTCTGCAGCCCAGGCATCTCTTAATTCTTGTGGGTAAGCATCTTCTTCTCTGTCATCCCAAAAAGATCCAATGGTATATCTTACTCCACTTTCTATTAGGGAGACTTCGTGCATGTTGCTAAATCCCCCGTCAAAAACAGCAAGCATTCCAACTTCTGGTTTAATCTCTATGTTATGACTTGGAAACTTAAGCAGTCCCCCTTCAAAGTCATCGTTTAGATATAGGAACCCTGCATAACGACTTCTTGTAAATGCTCCTGAATTTCCTTGAGCATCTGTATTATCAGAGTGAATTCTTGCGTATGCTCCTGGCTCCCACTTTTGTGTATGGTATCCAATCTTAGAAATTGTCTTTGGATCTAAGTCATGAACTGAAGCAATTGCCTCTGGCATTGTTTTTTCAATGTCTGAAAAAATAGTTGGAGATAGTTCAGCATCAAGCAACTCTTGATCATTGTCTTGTGGAAGGACAGAAGAGTATGATTCATAAAATGAAATAGGCATCCAAGAGAGTGCACCATTATCTGCCTGAGCATCTAATGCTTGAATCATCTTTTGACAATCCTCTTTGCTTATAAAATTTTTATAAACAACTATGTCTTTTGTTAGCCTAACTTTATTCTCTAGGTTCATTGTATTCTTACTCCATTTTCTATTACAGCTCTTTGCGGGTGCTTTAGTCTAAACTGTTCGTCTAAATCTTTTTGCATTTCCGCCCAAACATCTTTTCCAAACTCTTTTTCTTTTTCATACCAATCATCAGTTCCTTTTTGATATTTTTGCCAATACATTCTTGACAAAAACTTATTATTTTTATATGATGGCATAACTCCATGTAAATATGGTTTTCCTTCTTCTGTCAGATAGTCTGGGTGCCCTGATGGAAAAACTAAAACATCTCCTGCTTCTGGTTTATACTTTACAAGCTTGTCTCCCATTGCAAAATCAATTTCTCCACCCTCATAGTTATCATTAAAATATATTGTAGATGTTATTACAAACTTATAACCTGGGGTATGACCTTGCTCTCTTATATAGTCTGAATGATAGTTCATTCCAACTCTACTGTCTTCATTACTTACATGATATTTACCTATAGTTCCACCAGCCCATCTCCATGTTGGAATAGGATTCCCATCATCATTTATAGACATTGCATCTAAATCTACGTCTAAATTATGGCTCTTGATATAGTCTTCTGTAGCTAAATAAAAATTGTCCATCATTTCAATTACAAAGTTTTTATGATTTTCTTGCGTTTCTGTTGATGTTTCTACATCTTTCATATTTCCATATCTATCATTCATTGAAAATTGAGGAGTTATTGGATTTAAGTATTCCCCAAAAACAGACCAAGTGGTCCAAGGATTAAACAAACCATCTTCTGTTTCTGATAAAGAATCTGTTAAAATTTTATAAGATTTTTCAATATCTTTAAAAAGATTTTTGTACACAACAATATTTGGATATATTTCTATTGACTCAAGTTTATTATTGTTTGGCCAAGGATATGTCATTATGGTTGCCTATCTCCTGTATGCTTAGTAATTTCCCAAAAAAATGGACATGTAAATCTTAGGCCACTTTTGATTTCAGTAACTCCATGAATATAGTTTTTATCTCCTGGGAAGAAGTATGCAGCTCCTTTTTTAGGCTTAAACTGTACACCTTGTATAGGAAAGTATAATTCTCCACCCTCATAGTCATCATTTAAATAAAATAGACTAGATAGGTCATAATTTGGAAAGTCATTAGGAGTTCCAGCATCAGGACCTTCATGTAACTCTTTATCCGCATGAGGTTTTTGAAATTGTCCAGGAAGCCATTTAACAATAGTTGTTCCAGTTGGAACGACTTCTACCTTATAAAATTCTTCAACAATTGGTTTTAATCTTTGAAATAATCCAGCAATTACTGGTGCGATGGTTGGATCATTTTTATTTAATGTTGGGCTAGTAGCAACTCTGTCTTTCCAATAGTTTGAGTCATATGTAACAGTCCCATTTTCATTCATATGGCTTTCAGTTACATCCCAAATTGTCAAAGACTTAGCAGCTTTTTCTAAAAACTCAATCTCTTCTGGGGTCATAAAATTTTCTAGCTCGACAATCATGTCTTTGCTATCTCCAAACCAACCAGATGGAGTTATAGATGGTGTTCTTTTAACTACTGTGTACGACTCGTTATTTTGTTTCATGTTTTATTATACCATTTCCTATTCGTAGAATCTCTTAGTCCAGACTTCTTTTTGATAAACTCCGCCATCTGGGACACGATATTTTTTACTATTTTCTATATTATGATTCATCATTTCAGAAGCAGTTGGAACAGTTATTTCGGATTTCCAATCTTCCCTCAAAAATGGAAGCAACTGAGCATAAGGAGTTCCTGCTGGAAGAACTCCAGTCCAACCTTTTTGTACAAAAAATGGAAAAGATCCAGGCAAGTTAACTTTGTCATTATCAATAATTCCAGAAACTGTCATAATTGGAAGATCGTATCTATTAAATGGAGCAACATATAAAACGCTATAGCCATCTGGAACCTTTACTGCCCAATCTGGCATCCATGCAAAGTGATAATTATAATATCCTTCTGGATGACGAAATTGTGGCATGGGAGTTCTTCTTGTAGCAAAATCTTTATACATTGGATCTTCAGTTTTAACATCAATTTGCCCTGCGCCATCAAGGAAAAATTCTATATCACAGGGGGTTACAAGGCTATACCCAGTTGTTAAAATATCAAGAATTGCAGGACAGGCTTTCCATGTAGGGATCTTTCCTTTGTCTGGTCCTATCCAATATTCTCCATCTGGTTTTTTAGCAAACCTATCAGCTTCTTTATACCACTGTGGCATTGATCTTGAAATTGGTATTGGCTTTGATTTACTATCTTTATTTAGCCAAGGCCTATTAGTTATAAACTCAATGATCTTCACTGTTTGCCTCCTGTATTATCAATAACGTTTAATTTTAAATTTTTAACTTCGTGTGATCCAATAGACTCGCCTTTTTCATTTACAGCATTTCTATACCAGTCAGTCCACTCTCCACTCTGGTTTACTTCTTGAGCTGCTTTACCATATGAGTTTAAAGCATCAGAATATTCTTGTGTGTGTACAAAGTTGACTATCTCTACAGACTCATCTTTTAAAGAAGTTAAAGAGATAGGAATTATGGTTGCTATGGGTGAACCTGCCTTAATAGTAATTTCTTTATTTGCTACCTTGCATTTAATTGCTAAGGGAAAATCTGTATTTAAAAAAGAAGTAGATATGAGAGAGGACATAACCTCAACATCTTCATTAAAATAGTTTTGTGGAGTTATTGTCAATACGCTAGTTTTTTCATCTGTTCTTAAAATAAATCCAGTATTAAAACTAACTGTTGACTGTCCTCTTCCAGTATAAACATACTCTTTTCCTTCAAGTATAGTAACATTATCTCCGCTTGTATCATTAACACCATTCCAGATGAACTTTATGTCTACTGGTGAAGATATACTCCAGCCAATAACATTGGCAGATGTGACTGGATGACATCTATAGGCATGACCCTGTGGAGTTTCATCCATCCAATCTCTTTTTATAGACATTGGCTCTATATTCAATGCCATTGGTGTTTTTCTATAAGCAGTGATAATTGACATTATGATCCAGTCTCTTGATACATCTCTGGAGTGTGATACTTATCGCTATAGTCAAGCATTGTTACTAAAGAATACTTTGTCCCAGAATGAACAACCTTAGCTTGATGTGGATACATAAAGTTAGATGGGAACAATACAACATCCCCAGCTTTTGGAATATACGTAATTCCTTGAAGTCTAAAGAATAATTCTCCGCCTTCAAAATTATCATTAATATAAGCAACTAGAGACAATGTACAGTTATATGAAAATCCATGATCATGATGTTCCATAAAGTGTTGACCAGGCTCATACTTAATGTAATTAAAAGCTTCCCAGTATCTTAGGTTATTAATATTAAAGCGTCTGCAGTAATCTTCTACTGCTAACTTTTGTCTATCATAACAGTCTTGCCAAATGCCCTGAAGTTTTAAGGAGTCTGGAGATACATCTCTTTCAATGTCTGTTTTCTTAAATTTAAAATCAACGCAATCTCTATACTCTGGCATTCTTTGTTGATAACCAACATAGGCTGGTTGCCAATTATAGTTTGGTCTGTCATTATTCAAAACCTCTTCCAGCCTATCAATAATGTTTAATTCTGTTGGCAGAACGTCGTGGTAAACAAAAATTCCTGGAGCAATCTCTTCATAGCTGCTCCAAGGTGCTGATGTTGTATTTTCTGTATTCATATTTTCTCCTATGTTAATTTCCTGTGTGACCTAAAAGATTAATGTCTGTCATAATGACAACACAATATTTTGTTCCTGTTTTCATTGGCAAAGAAGCATGCTCATATATATAGTTTGAAGGAAAGATTGCTATATCTCCAACCTTTGGGGTATGAACAAAATTATCTAATCTTGGAAACTTAATTTCTCCACCTTCGTAATCATCATTAATATAAATTACTGCAGAAACAGTACAATTATAAGCTGGACCATGATCAGCATGTATATTAAAGTGAGTTCCTTCACCTTCATACTTTACAAAGTTAAATGCTTCATAATATGTAACATTTATTCCCCAGTAGTGTGCATAATCATCTATGCACAATTTTAGTTTTTGATATATCTCTTCATGCAAATCAATCAGATCAGCATTATGTTCATCTCTTGGACCAAGATTTTCTTGCTTATATTTAAAGTCTACAGCATCTCTTGCTTTTTTGATTGGAACAGTAGAGTTTGTTACCTGTGCTTCAGACCACTTATACTTATTATCCCCTGAAAGATTGTGCTCAAGAGTATTGATATATCTATCTGAATCATCTTTTGAAAAAACATTATGATAAATATTTAAACCTAATCCTGGATTGCTAATCGGGATATTACTTTGAGGCATCAATCGGGAAATTCTTGTTGAGGCTGTTTCTGATCTATCTTTAGTAAACCAGTGATTATCGTTTTCATCATATGCTTGCATGTGATTCCTATCTTTTAATGGTATAGTTTTATTATAGCATAAAAGTGCTATTTAAAGCAATATATAGCGAGTGTTACCACTTATTTAGTGGGCATTTAGCAATCTCAAGAGTAGTCTTAACTTTCATGAAACAACCACATTTTTTACACTGAGAAGTAAGTTTTATTAATTCTGGACACTCCTTACAAATATCAAATCTTTTTTGAGCAGATTCATGTGGTATACGCTTTGTATGTGGATTAAGCATATCTAGTGGAGTTACCCCATTTTTTTCTTTATATTTTTCCCATGCGCTTTTTTCTGACAAAACAAACTCCTTTGTTGTAATTATATAATAAAAAAATTAAACGTTTGGATGGGGTACATAATTTGGATTTTTAGGATTGTGAATATGCCATTCCGTTAATCGTACATGTTCAGCAACCGTTTTATTTTTAATAATAAACTTTTCTCCATCAAATGAGGCATCTGGAGACATAACATGATGTCCATAAGGATAATCATTTAAATCAAGAACTGTTGGATTGCTTAGTAAAACTGAACCAAAGTATTCGTTAGTTTGATAGACTTCAATTTCATCATTTTCTTTAACAATTTGAAGTGTAGCCCCATCGTGCTCTGGGTAGTCAGCAGATATATCTGTAATGCCTTTATTTTTTGTAAATAGGTCAATGCCAGGAAGTGTTGCATTAAAATTATAAAGACACTCCCCATCAATAACAAATACTAATGGTGCTCCTGCTAACTTATCTCTACTAAAACTATGTTGAATATCAATATCTTTAATCATTAGTTCTCCTTTTCTTTATACAAGTATATCATAATCATTGATATCTGCTTAGTTGCAAACAACTTCTCCTGGGTAACCACAGCCATAGTAGCCCCAGTAGGCATCAGAGCCATTGCAAGTGTGGCAAGAAGGTGCTGTGAAGAATGGAGGGAAGAATGGGAATGAAGGTGGGAAGAAAGGTGGGAAGAATGGTGGGAAGAATGGGAAGAATGGGAAGAATGGGAAGAACGGTGGGAAGAATGGAGGGAAGAAAGGTGGGAAGAATGGTGGGAAGAATGGGAAGAATGGTGGGAAGAAAGGTGGGAAGAACGGAGGGAAGAATGGTGGGAAGAACGGGAAGAAAGGTGGGAAGAATGGTGGGAAAAATGGCGGGGTAGTGGTAATAGATCCAGATGCAGATGAAGCTGAACCAGTACCGTTAGCATTAGTTGCCCTAACTGTATATGTCTGAGAAGTTCCACCAGTGTCTGCAATAACAATTGGAGAAGATGCTCCAGTTCCAGATGTACCATCAGAGCCTGTTACGGTAAATCCTGTAATTGTAGATCCACCAGTTGCTGGTGCTGAAAAAGCAATTGAGTTTTGATTAACTCCAGCAGTTGGGGTTGGAGCAGACATAGTTGCTGGAACTGTTGTTGCGGTAATAGAAGCTGAAGCAGAAGAGGCTACAGATGTTCCTGCAGCATTAGTAGCTGTTGCGGTAAATGTATAGGCTGTGGCAGATTGAAGTCCAGCTACTGTAATTGGAGAAGATGCTCCAGTGCCAGTATATCCGCCAGGTGATGAGGTTACAGTAAATGATGAAGCAGCAGGAGATAGTGCAGGCAAAGAAAATGTAACTGTAGCTGCTCCATTATTAAAGGCTCTTCCAGTTCCAACATTTGTTGCTGTTACACCAGTAGGAGCCATTGGCTCTAAGAAGTCATTTGACGCTTGAGACTTCTTGCCTATTTTTTTACCTGATGCCATTTATATCTCCTATTTTTTATTGAATTTTTATTACGCTGTTAGATCGCCAAATACAACCCAAGTATTTGCTGCTCTTTTAAGAAGAGTTGCAGATGACCAAGTTGTACGAAGCTTTAATCCAGGTGTAGCATTGACTGTAACTGTTCCTGATACTGGGGCAATCGTTACTTGTCCCGCTCCAGTTTGAAGAATATCAATAGATGTTCCAATTGGGAAGTTTAGAGTTGCATCTGTTGGGATTGTAACTGTTGTTGCTGTTGCTTTTGCAACTTCAATCAATGAATCTCTTTCAGTTAATGCTGACAGTGTGTAAGAATCTGTCTTTGCAATAATTGGTGTACGAGAAGGAACACCTTCTTTTGCTTGTGTGCCATCTGTAAATACAATTCCTGCTGCAGGAAGAGTAACTGTTCCTGTAAATGTAGGAGAGGCAAGTGGAGCCTTATTTCCAAGTGCTGTTGTAATTGTAGCTGCATAGTTAGCATCATCACCTAGGGCTGCTGCCAGTTCATCAAGCGTATTTAGTGCTGCTGGTGCGCCAGTTGTTAATACGGCAAGTTCTTGCTGTACAAAACTTGTTGTAGCAACCTGCGTTGTATTAGTTCCAGTTACTGCCAATGGTGCTGTAGGTGTTCCAGTAAGTGCTGGAGATACTAGAGGGGCATAAGTTGATGCTGCTGTTGCAGATGCTAGTTTAGCGTCAAGTTGGGTCTGAATTGCGGATGTAACTCCATCAAGGTATCCTATTTCAGTATCTGAAACATTGGCAACAACTGCTTGCTTATTTCCTAATTGAGTTTGAATTGGAGAAGTAACGCCATCTAAATATCCAATCTCAACATCTGAAACATTAGCAACAACTGATTGCTTTCCAGATATCTGAGTTTGAATTGCTGAGGTTACTCCACTAATATATCCTAATTCTGTTGAGGTTACTGTTCCAATTGATGTTGTAGATGGAAGAACAACTGTTCCTGTAAATGTAGGGGCAGCAGTATCTGCTTTAGCATCA